GGTGAGCGTGGTGAACTGCTCGTTGTCGTCCTGCACCTGAAGCGCCGCGCCGTCGGTCACCAGCGCACGGTCGGGCAGACGGATGCGGAGGGTGGAGCCGATCTTCGCGCCCTCGACGGCGAAGCTGTCGTCGTACTGGCGGTTGACGTTGCGGGTGATGACGAGGTTGTTTTCCAGGATCTCCAGCGCCTTGCGGGTGATCATGTCAATCGTGAGGATGGAATTACCCATGTCTTTGATTTCCTTAAGTTATCTGCGACGTTGGGCCTCGAGCTTCTTGATCTGGCGCAGCCTGTCCGCTTCGATCCATTCCGACGTGCTCATGGTTTTGATTGAGCGCGGATCGGTGGTGTCGTAGGCGGGTGCGCTTGCAGCGCGGGCCGTCACCGGAGCAATAGGAGCCGGGGCGGTGGAGGTCTTCTTGGCCGGTGGGTTCGAGGCCAGTCTGGCTTCGATCTTCCCGATTTCCCGTGCCTGCAAGAGCGGTGAGAGACGTGCAATCCGGTCGGCTTCCTTGGGGTTCGACCCGAGCCAGTAGATGACGTCGGGACCGATCTCGGAAGCCTGGATGGTCTGCGCCATGGTTTCCGTGACGGGGAGCTTCGGATTGTAGGCGACCTGTTCGAAGTCGTCGTACTTGGCCCGGGCTTCCTCTTCACGGTCCTGATACGCATCGAGCGTGGCGGCCCGTTCGGCCTCCGCCGCGCGCTGGGCGAGGAGTTCCTGCGCCTTGCGCTCGGCCAACGCATCCGCGTAAGCTTCAGCGTTGGTGAAGTCGTCCGGTTTCAGCGGTTCCGCCGGCGGCGGGGGTGCTGGAACCTTGGCCTTCTGCTCGCGTTCCCATTTCCGTTGCTCTCTTGCGAGGCGCTTGCTGACGATGGCATCCAGCTCTTCTTGCGTGAAGGTCTTGGACGGTTCGACAGCGGTCGGTTCCGGCGAGGAATTGTCAGTTTCGGGGGCAGGCGCCGCCGTGGCGGCCTGTTCCGGCGCGGGGTCAACCGCTTGGGTATTGTCGGTCATGCGTCTACCTTTCGGTCCTGGTCTACCGGGCCAGTACAGGCTGTAATAATATCTGTTACAGTTCAGAAGTCAATCGGAGGCTGCACGATCTGGAGGCCCAGGCGGCCCATCGCGGCGAAGGGCTCCTCGTCGGTCACGTCAGCCGTGGCGAACACGGCCTCGACATCGGCCAGCGTGGTGACAACGCCTTGAGCCGTGGCGGCCTCGTAGACGGCCACGGGATTGCCGGGGTCTGAGCCGGTCATCACCCAGTCGCCGTTCTCGTCCTGCGCCCACACTTGCGAAGGCACCATGTACGCGAAGGCTTCGGGGATGTAGCCGGAGCTGATGAAGTGTGTTGCGGGTTCCGTGCCGTCTGCACTGAGCGGCGTTTGCCACATGCCACTGCCTCCGGGGCCGAAGCTGGCAGCAAGCTCACGGGCCAGCGGGGCGTTAGAGGCGGTGATGATCATTGTGCGGAAGATGTCAGGCATGTCAGTAAGCCTTTGCGCGGGCGTTCATCCACGCTTCCATGCTGGTGATCTCCGCAGCCGTGGGCGTGCGTCCGAGGACAACGAGACCGTAGTCTCTGCCGTTGAACCAGTTTGAAGCCGCGTTTCGCGCCCCAAGATAGAGCGGATAGTTACCGTAGTTGCCGGTGCCTTGATCCAGTGTTGAGTTTGTTCCAGACACGCCATTTGTTCGCAGCGACATCAGATCTCCGGTAATGCTACCCTCCGCTGTTAGAACAGACGTTACGGGTGCAAGCGTTGTCGCACTAGTCGCTAGCGTGACGGGTGCAACACTTCCACGAGAATAGAAGCCGTAGTTTCCGCTTGCTCCTGTCGAGTTTGGCGCTGAAATAACAAATGAACCAGCATTTGACGCCACTGTGGCACTCAACTCCACAAGGATACCAACTGCCGCATCACTCAGCTTCCGCACCCCCGCGAACACGCTCATCTTGTCCGTCGATGTGAAATCAATCGCCGCCGTCTGCATCGTGGAGTTCGTGCCGTTGTAGCGGAGGTACAGCGGGAAGCCCGTGGTGTCGTAGTCCGTCGATGCTGCAACACGTTGATACGCGGGGAGCGAAGACGGCTCAGTCGATACCCTGACATCTGGATGCCATACATCTACGTCAACAGCCGCAGAAACATACCTTATTCTGAAAATGCGAGAGCCAGCACCGACCGAAGACGATACTGAGTGCAACGTCCATGTTGGAGTTGCCGTAATAGTCGTGCTTCCAGAAATATCCAGACCAACAACTTGATTTACGCCTGTGCGCGACCGAACCCAGATTGATCCGTTGTACGTGGCCGCGATTGCGGTGAATGACTGAGTAATGCTGTCGCCAGATGCCGGACAGGTTATTCTCCACGCGGTTTGTGTGCCGTCTGGATCAAGATTAGTTGAGGCAGTTTTTGTAGCGGTGCCCCCTACGCTCCAACTTGCCGAACTGAAGTCCTCAGTCGCTACCAAAGCATTTATTCTTGCCGCCAGCACGGGCCTGTTGATGTCCGTGGTCTGGTAGGCGTGGGAGCCGGGGAGTTCGCGGACGGAGATGTTGTCGATGGAGCCGATAAAACGAACTCCACTACTACCTGCAATTACGCCAAAACCGCCCGCAGATTGCCCTCGCAAGATAATGGTGTACGTGCCACTGGAGTTAATTTGGTACTGGCCAACTGTTGTATTGTATTGAGGACGCACCAGCAGAGCGCCCTGCGTGAGCGTGACCGTGATCGTTACGCGGTAGCTTTTTGGGGCAACAAGCGCCGCACTTGTTTGATACATCGCATTCGGGGCATCTGTCCCGTCATACGAAGCAACACCTCCAGAAATCGACCACCCCGTGGCCTTCGTCCAATCGGTGTCGGTGGCGAAGTCGCCATTCGTAATCAGTTCGCTCCCCAGCACCAGCCCCCGGCTCTTGTCCAGCCGCAGGCCCACGGGCTGCTCCACCGCCGTCACGGGCGTGGTGCCAGCCGCGTCCTGAAACATCGTCGTGAGGTCGGACGGGTCGTACCAGACGCCTTGCTCGCCTGCGGCGAAGAGCGCGGCGGGGGAAAACTGACCTGCTGACAGCATCATCACGCCGTAACTGGGCTGATAATAGTCCAGGTACCGCTTGATGCGGTCTTCGCCGTCAAAGCCAGCCGGAGATCGGATCATGCGTAATAGGACACGTTGAGCGTTGCGGATGCGGTCTGCTGAATAAAGCGAATGGCCTTAAGGTCGCCGTCGTAAGACAGCGACGTTCCGACAGCCAGCGGCATTCCGACCGATGCGGTCGGCGCCGTGCCGTCGTCGCGCCAGCGCACGGCCTGCGTCTCGGCCACGATCAGCGCCATGGTGGCCCCCGCAGGAACGGTAAGCGCGGTGGAGTTCGACAGGCTGGTGATCTGCTGGTAGCCGAGGCACTGCGTTGTGGTCTTGAGGCCCATGGTCTGCGTCCTTATGCGAGGAACTTCAACTTGTAGATGGTGGTATAGTACAAGCCGACAATTTCATCAATCACGTTCTGGAGCGGCGTGCAGTCCTTGTCTACCACCTTATACCGGATGTCTTCGATTTCTGTCGCCTGCCGCTCAAGAAATTCCAGCACATTGTTCGACTTGTCGGCTGACATCAGCATGACCGGACCAATCAGGCCGTACTTGCCTTGATACATTTCCGCGAACTTGTCGGCCAGGCCGATGATCTCATCATAAAAGCCGCCCAGCGCCTGATGCTTGGCAAACGACCGCGTGTTGAGGTGCGCCGAGTGCGTCACGTCGCGGGCGAGGAACAGTATGCCGAGAAACTTGTCGCAACTGCTCATACAGGGGCTCCTTCGGTCGGCATTTCAGGTGGCAACGGCATCTGCCGCTCGGATGGCTGCGGCATCGTCGGGCGCCCGTTCGAGATGTCGCCCGTCTCAATAGCCGCCGCAATGGTGCCCATGACGATGTCCTGTATCTGGTCGGGCGTCATGGCGTTCTGGACCGCCGAGATGCGTTTCGTCTCGGCGTCATACGCCTTGATCTGCATCTCTTGCGCTTCCATCGAGTTCTGGATGTTCTCGATCAGCCCCATGGTCTGGTTCAACTGCTGGGTCAGCGCCTCGATCATCTGCTCGGCGGACTGCAGTTCCGGCGACTTCTGGTCCTCGGCCAGCACCTTCGGGTCAAGGATCTTGCGGAAGCGGTCGGCCATCTCCTGCGCTCCCGGCCAGTCCATGTTCTTGATGAACAGGTCGCCCGCGACCTGCCAAAGCTGCGGGCTGGTCTGGAGGATGTTGGCCATGGCCTCCACTGCTTCCTGGCGCTTGGTCAGGTAGCTTGGGCCCGTCGTGATGACGACATCATAGGTGCCGACCGTCGGGTTGTAGATATTCTCGATGACGTTGCCAGCGGCGTCCTGAATAGCCCGCACGGGCTCAGGCTGCTGCGGATTGATCTTCGCCATGCCGACCTCGCCATCGACGCCGATAATGCGCGCGATGCGCTCTGTGTCGTAAATCTTCGGGATCAGATCGACAAGCTGACGGGTAACGTGGCGAATGGCGCGGCCAAGGTTATCAACGTAATGGTACGTGCCGGTGTCGCCCTCCTGCACGCGGGCAAGGATGGCCTTGCCGGACCGCTCGTTGCCCTGCTGACCAAGGCTGGCGTTGTACTGGCCCGTTGTGGACTTGATGTCCTCGGACGCGCCCATTTTGGCCTGAATGAGGCCCGTCTGCGCCATGGGCGGCTGGGCACGCTGCGGGAGAGGCAGGACATTGCCAGCACCGTCGGTCACATCCGGGTTCACTTCGAGATACGGCCAGTTCGTCGTGTTGGCCGTCTTCCATTGCATCTCGTAGCCTTCAAACTGGCCGCCGTAGCCAATGAAGGGGGCTTTGGGCGCCAGCGCTAGCATCTCGGCTTCCTGGCTGGTCCAGTAGTTATACATGCGCTGCGCGTCCTTGGCATTGCGCACAAGGCCCGACACGTACAGCCTGCCGTCCACCTCGAACTCGTTGCCGACGACGCGCACGACCGGGATGTACTTGCCCAGCCACTCGCGCTCGTCCAGCACCTCGTAGCCGTTGGTCTTGAGCCACATGACCTTGCGGCGGTCCACGGTGCGGGTGCGGACCGGCTTGCCGAACATCTCCTTGAGCTGCGCGTCCTGCGGCGTGCCCTTGAAGGCCGTGACGTTGCCGGGGTAGAGGTGCAGCGTGGCCTTCTCGTGGTCGATGTAGAAGTACTCCGCGATGCGGATTGTGTTCTCGCTGATCCACATGCTAAGCGACTGGTCGCCGATGCCGCGTGTCAGGATGGACGATACCGGGGCGGCGTCGGGGAACATGCGCTCGTAGTCGGCCTTCAGCACGTCCTCCGTGATGAAGCACCACTGCGCGTCCGACCCGCAGGGGTCTTGGATCGTCGGATCCATGTAGACGCTGAACGAGTTCCGCACGCGCCCGATCCGCAGATCCTGATCGAAGCTGTCCTCGCGGGCGTACTCGGTCAGAACGCGGATGTAGCCCTCGCCGTAGGTCACCTGGTTGTCGCAGGCGGTGTCGTAGGCCACGTCCGCATCTGACATGTACTCGATGTGGCGGATGATGCCGTCGAAGACCTCGGCCACCGCCACGTCGGCGTTGTCGTCCGCCGGGATCACCTTGCCGCTGGGCCGGTTCTGGCGCTGCTGGTTGGTGACCTGCCGGACGTGCTGCGGCAGCTTGTTGATGGTCAGGCAGGGCCGCGCGTTGATGGTCTGGCCCTGCACCGAGCCGCGCGTTGCCAGCACGTCGGCGGGCCACTGCCACTGGTTGTCGGGCGAGCCCGCCATAAAGCGCAGGTCGTCCAGCTCGTCCTCGCGGCTCTCGCTGTAGGCCGAAATGGCCATGGTGAACCGCGACCGCATGGTCGCGAGCATGTCCTCGCGGTCCGTACCGCCGTTGGCGACCGTCGCTGCCGTCGAGATGCCGTCGTCGGCCATTATTTGCCCTTCTTGCCCTGCGCCTTGCGCTTGACGCTGTATGCGATGGCCACGGCCTGCTTCTGAGGCTTGCCTGCGGCCATTTCAGTCTTGATGTTCTTGCGGAACGCGCCCTTGGACGCTGATTTCACAAGCGGCATGTCACTTTTTCCGTGTTTTGGCTGATTTCTTGAACGCTGCGGCGGTCGGAGCACCCTTCGCGCCGGGTTTCCGCATCTTTTCGCCCGATCCGGCGGCGATACGGGCGCGTTTGGCGTGAATGTTGGCGTAAAGTCCGGGTTTCTTGGCCATTTCAGCACTTCCACCGTCTCATGGAGGCTTTTGCGCGCTCCGCGTTCTTCGATTTGGCGACCACGCCGCCCATCCGGGCGCAAAAATTGGCCTTCCGGCCCTTGTCCGCCGCCGTTTTGGGGTTCGGAGCGGGCGGCTTCAGCTTTGAGCCAGTCGCCCGGTTGTATTTGGCGCGGCCCTTGGCGGTCAGCCCCGCGCCCTTGCTGACAGGGAGCTTCTCGCCGCGTCCGACGGACAGGGATACGCCCTTCTTGGCCATGTTACGTGCAGTGGATGACTGCGAAGTTCAGCACAACGGCCTCGGACAGCGAACCACCCGAAATGTTGCGCAGGACAAAGGTGCAGGAACCCGCCGCATGACCGGAAACCCAGCAGTTATAGGTTTCATTCGACGCCACGCCGCCCGCCACGTTGACGATCACCACGTCCTTGGCGCTGATCTTGCTGTTGGTCATGGTGAACGCCACGTTGGTGGTGGCGTTGAGCGCGGCGTTGTTCATCGTGATCTGGCCCGCCGAGGCGTTGATCGTCACACCCGTGGACTTGCTCGTCGCCTGGGTAACGGTGGACTGCGCCGCCGCCGTGTAACCAATTTCGTCGGACGCATAAACGTCAGCGGCGGTGATGTTATCGGCGCCGATGATGTCCTGGTCCTCATACGCCACGCCAATCGGTTTGGTGTTGCCCATCGCTATGATCCTAGCCAAGAGGTTGAAATACTGCCCGGACCATAAGCCTTGCGCGGCGTCCTGTCAACGCGCTCGCTTCTGGAGGCCACGGGGAACGCGAATGTAACGGCAATCGCGTCCGCAGCGTCGGGGCTTGCGAGCCCACGGGCTTTCATCTCTTTCTTGCCTTCGAGGAAGATCGTACCCTTGCTGTCCGGCTTCATCAGCGGCGAGATCAGGTCGGTCTTCAGCACCCGGTCCGGGGGGATCGACGCGGTTTTCAGCCATTCGCGCATGGCTCCCCACATCTCGGCCCGCTTGTTGCCGTACATGACCGGCTTGCTGCTCTTGGACCCAAAGTTGACCCCCTTTACCTTGTACCGCTGCTCCTTCAGGCGGTCCACGACGCCCGCCCCCAGACCGCCCTCGTCGATGACGACCATCGCGGGCTGGTACTCCTCCATGGCCTCGATGACGCGGCCTACGACTTCCATGGTGTCGTCGCCACGGTATCGGCGGACTGCCACAAGGTCTCTGCCTTGCCGTACCGCGATAACTGTAGCGTCGGCACCGAAGCGTGCCGGGTCCACGCCGAGGATAACCGGAGCCGAGGCGTCCTTATGGCGGGGTCGGCCCATGGCGTCGTCGACGAGATGGATCGGGATGAACTGGTCATCTCCAGCCGAGGGAAACTCACCGTAGACCTCAACATGCGCCTGAACGCTGTCAGGCCCGTATTCCTGGATGATCTGCTCATAGACCGCCTTGTCCGTCCCTTCGACCGTGCGGGCGTCCACGGTCTTATTGCGCCAGAAGTCCCGCTTGGCGTTAAACGCCTCGTAGAAGTAGCCCGTGTTGCGGCGGGGGTTGGAAAACGCCAGCCAGAAGCGGTTGGGCGTGTTCTCGGTGAAAAAGCCCTGCGCCACCTGCCAGATGCTGTCGGAAATACCGCTGGCTTCGTCGAAGACCAGCATGACGCCATCGAAATTGTGAACGCCCGCGTAAGCGTCCGGGTTCTCTTCCGACCACAGACGGCCTTCGACGCCCCAGTAGCGCGTGCCCTTCTTCAAGTCGCGCTCGACCAGTTCGGCCAGCCACTTGGCGGGCATGACGCGGGTGGCCGAGACCTCGAACCAGTGGCTGTTGAGCGCCAGGGCCAGCCACTTGGTGATTTCGGCCCAGGTGATGGACCGGAGCTGCGTCTCGGAGTTGGCCGACACGATGATGCTGGACCCAATCCGGGTGGACAGCATCCAGATGACCAACCAACTGACGAGGGCCGACTTGCCGATGCCGCGACCCGACGACACGGCCATCCTGAACGTGTCGAAGTCCAGTCGGCCTTGGTTGTTCTTGATGTGGTCCGCCAGTTCCTTCAGCACCTCGCGCTGCCACTTGCGCGGGCCGTTGAAGTGCTCCAGCGGCGTGCCGGGCTGCCCCCACGGGAACAGGTACATGACGAACTTGAGCGGGTCGTTGGCGATAGACGGCGCCCACAGGGACGCCATCAGCGACTGTTCGTCCTCCGCGCTATAGATCGGTGTCTGCACGCGCTGGCTCCGATCCGGCTCCGGTCAGGTCTGTGGCGACGGCGTCAATCACGCGCTGCTTCGCCTGCTCCAGCGCCGCCGTGATGCTGATCTTCTGCTCGATGCTGACCTCGACCGCCTGCTTGGCCACCCACCCGTGGGCGTAGCGCAGCATCTCGGTCGCCGCCTTGGCGTCGCCCGCCTCGGCAGCGGCGTACAGGGTGGTGGCCATGGCGCGCTCGCCGTCGGCGCGGCCCTTCTGTTCGGCGTACTCCGCGATGGGGTCCATCTGGCAGAGCTTGCGGTACTCGACCGGCGTCATGCCAGCGGCGAGTGCCAGGCTGTCGCCCTTGAGCCCCAGCTTGGCTGCCGCGTAGATCGCCTCCAGACGCGCCTCGGTGGCGGTCAGCGGACGCGGGTCATAGGGCAGCGACTGGAAGGTCATGACGTTAAGATAGCGCGGGTTGGCTGTTTGAGCAAGCGTCAAGTATTTTGTTGTAAGCGTGGTGAAAAAATAAAAAAGTTTCTGCGGTCCTTGGCCACGGCAACAGCAGCCGCGCCTGGCCTTGCCCCCCTCCTCCCCTCTGAGCACTCGCAGCAAAATGCTGCACTGCAAACTGAATGAATGTTCAGTCAACGCCCGAGCGCGCGCGGCGCACGACTAGCTGCAGCTAGTGGCGCCTGGTGGCCGGTTGCCGTGGCCCTTTTGCTCTAGAGCGTGATGGATTGCGGATGGCCGCCATACATCTCAGCACGTTGGCCGATACGATACTCTAGCGTTCCATCGATCCAAAGATATAGGACGCTCTTTGGCGAGCGTTGACGCAATTCGACGGAACAGGGAACGTGCCGCCCTGCCAGCAAGGTGACGGCGGAAAATTGACGCCGCGTAATTTTCTTTTGCGTGATTGCGTCGACGGCCCAAGCGCGAATTGCGTCCTGGTCCACAACATGGGCGATGGGCAATATGGGCAGTTTCTGCATTAGCTCTCTCCGTAAAAAGCAATAGATAGCATATAGCGTTATGCGATAGGGATTGCAAGCGCCGCAATGGCGTCGGAGGGGCGATGGGCAAGATGGGCAAAATGGGCAATGCCCATCCGAAAGACCTAGGCTCGTTAATCGTTAGATTTACAGTACACTATTATATTAGCATTTGCTAATATACAACTTAACAGTCTTATAGTTAGAGAGATTACCCATAATACCCATCATAGCATGGCATAAGGCTTTTAGAGCAGCTTTCCGATGCCCCAAACGCTACCCCAGCAATGCCCCAACCACTGCCCAACAAAAAACGGGCGCCGTTTGGCGCCCGTTTGCTCACTACGGCTTAAGCCGTAGCACATCTATTGCCGCGCCGTCAAGCGGCTGCAGCGAACCTTGCCTTCGTCGTTCCATGCGCGGCAATGACGATTGAGACGCGCGCGCGCGCCGATGTTCCACCACAAGCGCGGCAATCCGAACACGTCGTCTTTTTACCAGCTTCTTCACTAGCAGGACATGCAATTTCGCCTGCCATGACGGGCGCCGTCACGGCCGCGCGCACACGGAACGTCCGCCAACCTGCAGCGCGCGCTTCGGTGGCTTGTGCTTCGCTATCGACACTGGCCACGCACAAGCTTGCGAATTGCGGGAAAGCTCGCCACTGGTGGGTGTACCCGTTGCGCGCCTTCACGCGCGCCGTGGCATGCTGCCAGACGCGGAACGGCGCGGCCGCCGGGTCGCCATAGGATCCGAGACGGAACACGCTATCGGCGAACAAGTCCGGCAATAGCGCCACGTCATAATCGATATGCGGGCGCGCATAACGCCCGCGCTTGTATGCGCCGTAAACGGATTCGACCGAACGGCCGATGTTCACATAACATGAGCCGTCATTGGACGGCCTATGTGGGCAATGGCCACAGATGCTGTAGTCGTATCCCAAACGTGCGGCGTCAAGCGGGCGCATATCCTGACGCAGGATGAACGTTTGCACCATTGCGCCCGTTTTGACGTTATCGCTGTCGCTCACAATCCTGTTAGCGATGACCACAATCGGCGCGCCGTCTATCAGTGATGGGCCTTGGTATAGTATCACGCCACAATACTTGTCGCGCTTCAAGGCCTTGAGCATATCTTGAGCCGTCTTAATCATAGTGTCGTTTCCTTTCGTTTAGTGTCTAATGTGAATAACTATAGTGTGCGCCGTTTGCCTTTGCAAGAAAATTCTTTACAGCCAAACGGAAATCATGCTAGTGTCCACATTGCCAATCTATGGAGGAAAACCAATGGCAATGACATACGAGCAATACGAAGCACGCGCGCGTGCAATCGATACCTGGGCGCGCGCGCAGTATACCGAAGGAAAGATGACCGAGTTTCAGATTGAGCGCGCCGTCGAACGTATGTTTGATGCGCTGGACTGGGGCACTGCGACGGCGCCTATGTGCCGGTTTCACTGGCGCGCAATCGCTTTCTGATTTTGTGGAGGGATGACAATGGAAAGCTATTGGTACGCGTACGGCTACAAGACGCGCGCAAGCGCTGAATTGGTGCTCGAGACTGCATATGCCGCGGGCGACGTCATGCCTGGCGAGCGCCCGCGTGTTGAGGCGTACCGCAATAAGGACGGCGCCACGCGATATGGCGTCCGCGTCAACTAACGGTCTAACGACGGTCTAACGACGGTCTAACAAGAGGAAAACGACATGCTAAACGACACCATTTACCTTGCCGTCCAGCTCGCAAAGGTCGCGGCGCTTGTGTTCGCCGCCTATGCCTTCGCCTATGTGGGCATGCTGCTTTAGTGCCTAGCAGGCCGCCGGTCACGCCCGGCGGCTCACTAGACCCTAACCTAACCTAACCTAACCTAAACTCAACAGGAGACTGACCTATGCTTATTGCTACTGACCTGCTCAAGGCCGCCCTTGTGTGCGCCAGCTCTGAGGCAACGCGCTACTATCTGCGCGGCGTGCATTTGGCCACGTCCGGCCATATGGTGACGACGGACGGCCATCGCATGTTCGTCGCGCGCCTCACCGACCGTCCGGCGGTGGACGTGATCGTGCCCTATGACGCGGTCGCGGCGGCCCTCAAGATGGCGGGCGCCCGCGTGAAGGAAATCGAGATCGACTTGGCCGCCAATCGGATCGGCCAGATCCAGTACACGCCTATTGACGGTACGTTCCCGGACTGGCGCCGCGTCGTGCCAACGGGCGAGGAAATGCCCTCGAGCAAGCCCGGCGCCAATGACGGGCCTGAGCACGTCCATTTCAACAACCGTTACGTCGGGGACTTTGAAAAGATGGCGGACATTTTGTGCGGCAAGTCCACCCTGGGCCAGTCCGTTCTGCACCCTCGATCCGCAAGTCACCCCGCCCTTGTGACCTTCGGTGAACGGGCCGATTGTTTTGGTGTGCTTATGCCATTGCGCCGCCAGCCGGACGCGACCGCCGTGCTCACGCGCAACGTCGTCATGGCGGGCTGACAAACAACCCTTGACGGGCGGCCAGTGCCGCCCGTATTCTATCAACCTTAAGCAACTAATGAGGAAAACATGTCTGACCGATACTGCTATATCCCCATAACGATTTCCGTTTGGAAAGGCGACGTGTGCCTTTTCGAGTGCGGCTGCGAAGCGAAATGCGAGTGGAGCTTGCCGGACGGGCCGTCCGGCTCGATTGATTGGGACGTGACTGCATTCTGGTTTGACAATGCCGGGACTGAACCCGGCAAGCGCAAGACCGTCGAAATCTACCGCACTGAGCCCTTGTTCGACGTGCTGTACGCCGACATGGACCGCGAATGGATTGACACCCAGTTGCGCGAGGCCCTCGCGCAGGATGGCATTGTCAATCTGTACGGGGGCATTGACTATGGCCGCGACTAAGGCGCGCTATGACGCGCGCGGCATGGTGCCCGATCCGCAACGCCTGGCGGATGCGGACCACGTCAAGCGCGACCCCATCACCGACGAAATCTCATGGCCGCCGTCACGCATGGCGGACGTGCTGCGCGAATTGAAACTGTTAGATGAAAAGGATCTCGACCATGACACATGACTACACTTACTTGAGCCAGCTCACCGTTGCCGACCTGCTCGACCGCGCCCGCGCGCACGGCGACGACGGACTGATCCGCGCGCTTGCGGATCGGTTGGAAGAGCACATTGACGCCCTCGCGGACTATGACGCCCTGAACGCCGAATTGATGGACGCCGCACTGTTGCGGTTCATCAATGCGGTGGAGACCCTTCTGAACCATACGCGCGACTACTACGGCGCGGCGCTCGCCGCCGCAACAGCCGAAGCCCGCCGCCGCAACCTGGTGCCGCAAGAAAAAGGCCCGGCAATGACGCCGGGCCGAGTCACAGGGAGGAAAACATGAGAGCCATACGCCGAAACAGCACTGACGTAAAGCGGAAAGTGGAACGCCTGTGGAACGCGCAACTTGCACATGCCGCCGAACAAGCCCGCCGCTATCCCGCCGACGATATCCTTGCGGCGGTCGCGGCGGCCCATGACACGACGCCCGCCGCCCTGCGGTCGCGCGCCCGTGATCGGGCGACCTCCAGCGCGCGGCACCACGCGGCATGGGAAATGCGGCGCCGTCGCTTGGATATGACCCTCCAGCAGATTGCCGCCGCCCTTGACCGCGACAACCACGCCACGGCGCTCAACAGCGTCATGGTGTTCAGTGAGTACGTCAAGCGTGGGTATTACGCCGCCGAACGGCAGGCGGTCGCGCAGGCCCTTGGAAACGACGCATGATCGACGACCATTACGTTGACGACGACAAGGTCTGGGCAGAGCATCAGCTATGGGTCGCCTTGCAGGCGGAACGGTTTCCGCCGGAGCGAATCGTGCAGGCCGTTGCCGACGCGCATGGCGTCACGGTTGACGACTTGCTGAGCCGGTGCCGGATTTCGGCACTGGCCTACGCGCGGCACCATGCCGTGTGGGAGTTGCGCCGCCGCCGGTTGGATCTCAGCTATCCCCTGATCGCGCGCGCCCTGCGCCGGGTCGATCATACAACGGCCATCCATAGCTATCGCACATTCAATGCGGCGGTGCTCAAAGGCTGGTACAAGGCGCACCGCGCGGCGGTCGCAAAAGCACTGGGCGACGAAGCATGATCTACCTCGCCGCCCTTGTGCTCGCGGCCCTGATCGCCGCCTGGCTCGACCTGTAGCCTACTTCACCAGCTTCAATCCCGGCTCCGGCGGCTGCTCGACCATCCGCCGGAGTTCACTTTTGTTGTATATCCGCAGCATGTCGGGCCGCGCCCACATGTTCTTCTTGGTCTGGTACTCGGCGGACTTGACCGCTCCGAGATCCTCCCAGCCCGCCTCCTTCAGCCCGTGCAGCAGCGCCGCCTGCGGGATCTTGACGCCGCCCGGCGCCTTCTGTTGCAGGATGTTGCAGAGCCGGTGGAACGGCGAGGCGATGACGCCTGCGGCGAATTCCGGCGACGGCTTCAGGATTTCCTCGATCACGAAGCTCTCGGCCATTGACCGGCCTGTCTCGATCAGGCGCGAGCGGTAGTCGGTCCAAGGCGGCATGGCCGCCGGGTTGAACGCCGACACGTCGCGGTCCTTCAGCCAGCGCGCCACCGCCACCAAGCCGCCGCCGTGCTTGTACCAGTCCCAGAGCCGTTTGGCCTCGACCTTGTCCATGCGCGGGGCATGCGACCACAAACAGAACCAGCGCCGGTCCTGCGTCGGCAGCGAGATCGGCACGGGGTCATTGGTGAATGCCAGCACGAACACGCGGTTGACCATGTGGTACGGGTGCAGGCCCTTGCGCTCGATGGGCAGGGTGTCCGGCGGCGCCGCAATGATCGGCTTCAACTTGTTGGACAGCGCCCGGCGCTGCGCCGCCTCAGGCTCCTTCAGTTCGTTGAGGATCAGGATCTCGCTCTCCAGGGCGTAGCCCCAGCGCGAATTGATGCCATCCGCGTCAACAAGCCCCCGGTTGCGCAGGTCCGGCCCGCAGACGGACCAGATGAACGGGAACCATAGCGTGTCCTTGCCGCAACCTTCGTCGCCGCCGTGCAACACGGCGTGGTTGATCTTGACCTCCGGGCGCTGCAACTTGAACGCCATGACATCAAAGACGTGCTCGCGCTCCTCCGGGTCGGGGATCAGCAGCTCGGCATGGGACAGCCATGGTGAAATTTCACTGGCCGCAGGCCCGGACAGGTCGGGCCGGGCATCAACCCAGCGGTTGCCGTACACGTCGCCGTTCTTGGCCACCAGCACGCTCTCGCCCGCCGCATAGGTCATGCCGCGCAACACCCGGCTCCCGGCACCTTGGCGGTTTTCATCGAAGCAGACGGACGCCTCGACCCGGCGCGCGGTGTGGATCGACTTGCATTCGACATGCCGGAAGATCGCGTTGAATGATGACCGCGACAGTTCTTGCCGGTCGATCATGTCGAAATAACTGTCATCCTCGACGACGTAGGCAAAGCGGGTGAACCAGTCCCGCTTGGTCAGCCGCCCCATCTCCTTCCGCTCGACCTCGGCCACAACCTCGGCTGCGGCGTCAGGGAACGCCTCGGTCGGCTTGATCGTCTCGGCCACCATCGCCATGCGCTCGGCCACCAGCTCCTCGCGGAACCCCGGCGTGACCTTCGGACCGCCCTGCTCGGCCACCCATGCCAGAAAGCGGTTGCTGTCCCACTCCTCGCAATGGGCGTGATAACAGCAATACGCCCGGTTGATGGGCGAGTAACGGCCCTCAATCTGACCGTCCGTATGCTCGCCATGGTTGGGACAGACAACGCCGCACCAACCCTCCTGGTTGACGTTGGACAGCACCAGCCCTTCGTCCGACAACCAGCGCAGAACGCTGTCCGAGCCTGTGTCCCTGATCCTGATCGCTGGCATCCCGGCCCCGTCGGCCTCGCCGGGCGTGACGCCGAGAGCCTCGCAGATGTCGGATAGCAGGAACTCGCGACCGGGCGTGAACTTCACCAGCCGCGCCGTGAACCCGTCCATGCCCGGCTTCTGGTTGACGGCCCCCGGCAGGCGGCAGTTGCGGACCGCGTTGGTCGCACCGGGGTCGGTGTAGCCCGCCGCCGCGATGGCGGTGATGGCCGCGACGTACTCGCCCTTGGTCGGCTGCTCCCTGAAGGCATAGCCCCACTGGTAGTTGCCGGGCGAGGTCTCAACGACCCACGTCGGCTCCAGCGGCGGCTCCTTCGACTTGGTGCCGATGTCGTCCAGCATCATGAACAGGACGAATTCGCAGTTGGCGTTGGACGCCGACGGCTTGCCGTCCTTGAAACGGTCGATGATGAACGAGCCGGTGTTGATGAACCAGCTCTGGCCCGCCTTGATGCGCGAGGCGTCCGGCAGGAAGGCGGGCCAGGTGTACTTCGGCGTGCCGTCCTTGTGCGTCGCCTGCTTGCCGTCATAGATCACGGCCTTCTGGCGCACGATCAGCGCCGTCTCGCCGTCCGGGGCGAGGCCGGTCAGGTAGTCCAGAAATTCCGACATGTTTTCCTCTTTTCTGTCGTTACTTCAGTGTGCGGAATGCGATGGCGTTATGTATTGTTCTGACCCTTGTTCGCACCCGGTTGCCGTCATTGCCAGACTTCACAACCCAGCCCTTGGCCGTCCTGCCCACGATCACGCCGACGTGATTGGGCCAAACGACGATGGCTCCAATCCGCGCGTGGGTCGCGCGTCCGACCTTGGCCCAGTTGCGCGCCCGCCACAGATCCTTGCGGTGGGGCATTCCAAAATAGTGGGCCAGATAGCAGCCGCACCAGCGCGACGGGCAGCCTTTCGGCTGGCCGGGCTCGCGGCGGTGGGCCTCCGCACCAGCGGTGGAGATCAGCAGCGCGGCCATCGCCGCCAGCAGCACGTTCTTCATGTGTCACCTCATGCCTTGCCATAACGAGACAGCACCTTGCCGCTGGCGCCCAAAGGCAGGCCCTCGGCCCAAGCGGGAGGGGTGACCATAACAGCCCGCATCGCGGCTGCCAATTCTTCTGATTTTTCTGTATCAACCTCGGCTACAATTTCATCGTGAACGTGCAGCACGACCTCGACCCCGGCGGCGTCCAATCCGCGCAGCGCATGGCGCAGGATGTCATTAGCGGTGGCTTGCACGATGTTCTCGCAGGCCAGCCCGCGCCAGAGTCTCGCACGCGGCCACTCCTTCGCGTCAGCCGCAGGTTTCCACGACGCCTTCGCATAGCCGACCCCGTCCTCCTCGATGCGGGCGTAAGGATAGCACAACACGCGGCCCGACGGCAGCGCGTACCAGAGGTGATCGCCTTGCATCATGTACTGGACGCGACCGGCGGTGAACACCTCGCCGGGGCAGCGTATGGCGCTGATGTAAGCGAACTCCAGGTCCGACCAGAACGGCACGGCCCACGGGTTGGCACGGCGCCAGAGATCGACGGTGCGCTTGGCCTCATGCTCCGGCATATGGACACCATAGACGCGGCCCATGGCGCTGAACGCGCCCACGCCGCCGCCGAACCCGCAGGCCAGCACGGCAACCTTGCCAAGCTGGCGCTGCTCGTCCGTAACCGCCGCTTCGTCCACGTTGAACATCCTCGCGGCGACGGCGACATAGATGTCACGGCCCTGCCGGAACACGTCGAGCGTCTCCTCGCCCTTCATCGACAGCCATGGCGTGACGCGGGCCTCGATCTGGGCATAGTCGAACACGGCGAAGGACTTGCCCTCGGCAGGGATCAGCGCGGGGCGCAGCATGGACTTCAGCACGTCCGTGACGCGCTTGCCGAACTGCGGCACGATTTGATGCCCGCGCACCAGCGCCTGCCGGACTAGTTCAGGGTCTTTGGCGCATTTTCGGGGGAAGTTGTGGACCTGGAGGCCATAGCTTGAAGCTCTACCTGTAGCTGAGCCGCCAGCGAATACAAACGCACCCCGGATGCGACTGTCTTGATCATCTGCAAGCGCCGCGCTTCGCTCAAACTTCGCCACGGACGATGCCCAGAGATCGTCCGCGCACTGCACCACTTCCGCGACTTCCGGTGGGACTTCATCTGGGTTCTCCATTGCCAAGAGGTTGGCGCGAACAGTCTTGTCGATACTGGCCTTCTGCTCGCCGTCCTTCCAGACCATCATCATGGCCTTGGCCTGCGGCCCGACGCGCTCCAGCACCCACTCGCGCATGCGGGGACTGCGGACACTCGGCAGCCCGGTCAGTTCACGAAAACGTGTCTCGATCTCGTCCTGCTCGGCGGCGGCGTACCTGACGGCGGCCTGCGCCAGCGGACGGTCGAGGCGCACGCCCCGGTCATTGATGCGCTCGTTGACGTGGTAGTCGAGCAGCTCATCGTCCGTCAGGTCGCGCATGGCCTTGGAGAAGGCCCGCATGGCCCGCACGTCCTGTTCGCAGTACTCGATCATCTCGCGCATGAGCGCGGCGTCCTCGCGGAACGTGCCGTCTGCCTGCGGGATCGAGAGCGCCCGCACCAGCGCAGCACCCCGGTGGTCCTTCTTCATGCCGACCCCGGCGAAGCGGCCCACGTCCTCAAGCGACCCCGGCGCGCAATTGGCGCGGGCCTGCGCGGCGGTGCAGTAGAACCGCTCCAAGGCAGGCTCCGGTACGCCAAAGTCGGGGCAAATGACGTACCAGAACATCAGCCGCTCGAAGGCGGCGTTATGCGCGCGGATCTGGCCGTTGTAGATGGCAACGCGCGTCGGGAACGGCTGGTCCGGCGTCCAGGTCTGCACGTCCTCGTCGTCGAAGGCGTAGGACATGCAGAGCACTTGTGTGCTTGGGTCTTGGGCGTAATTGTACACGCCCCGGCTCGGCAGGTCGCAGCGGGAGCGGGTTTCGAAATCGCAATACAAAACCATCACTTAAACCCCCACCGCGTAGCTCGGCCCTTATCTAGCGCCGCCTTGCGGGCCGGTGTCATCCATGTACCATGTTTAACCGCGTCCCGAATGTTATCGCCACGCGTACCCCAACGAAGATTTTCAAGTCTGTTGTCGGCAGGGTTGCCGTTGTTGTGAAGGCATTCGCACCCTGCTGGCGCAGAACCAACAAACGCCAATAAGACCAACTTATGCACACAATGCGAATTAAAACGCCCCAACGAGACGGACACGTGACCCGCAGGCATACGCCCCGGTCTTAAAACAATACCGCGCACCATCTTTTTGTATGCGTTGCCTTGCCGTGACAACTGTTCGATTTCGCGGTCAAGCGACCGAACGCGGCCCTGATCGCTTACTTCATACCGCCCTTCGTAGCCGGGCACAGGTTTCCAAATTTCCTCTGACATCAGATGAACGCGGCGGGCCACCGTGTGGGGTCAGCGGCCCGCCGCTCTCCCTTAGCCAGCGCGGCGGCGACGAACCGGCGCGGCTTCGGTGGCCGGGGCGGCCTCAACAGGAGGGGTATCGTCCTGCTTGCCGTCCAGACCCAACCAGCCCACGATCTCGAACACGGGCGTGAAGATGCGCCCGTAGCTCTTGTGGGTGTAGTGGTCCTTCTTCAGCTTCACCACGGGCACAGGCTTCGACTGGTCCGTCTCCACCTGCGCCGCGATGTCGAGGGCCAGCTTCTGCACGGCGCGCTTGCCGCCGACGCTGGTCACGCTGTAGCGCACCTCAAGTCCCTCGTCCTCGCCGGACACGCACTTGAGGCCCATGCCGACCTGCAACTCCCAGCCCCGCTTGGCCTGCGGCGGCGCCGGATCGACTTCCGGCAGCGGCTCGTTGACCGGCACCATCTTCTCGGCCAGCACTTCGCCATCGCCCCAGGCGATGTAGCCGTGCACGAACGAGAAGGGGTTGACGGCCCAGGTGCTGCCGTCCTCGACCTCGGTCTGGTCAGCGCCGAACACCCAGTGCCCGGTCTTGTCCATCTTGAGGATCGCCACGCCGTCGGAACCGCCGACGCTCGCATCGAGCGAGCGCAGCGCCTGCGACAGGTTCTGGACGGAGGGAAGGTTGGCCTTCGCAAAGGTAATCGCGTTCATTGTATTGTCCTTTCTAGACAAGTTTACCAAGACTAGACGCAAGAACGCGCCCAATCTGTAACGACGCCGGGCGCGGATCATCCGCGGGTGCCAGCGTGTCACCCGATGAGACGGCGGTGATAAGGTTCTCAGGCATGGCGAGCTTGTGCTTCTTCAGCAGTTTCTCGACCTGCGCGGGACTCTTCAACTCCGTCAATTCCTCTGCACTACAGCCTGCTTCGGTCAGGGCTGTCAATGCTGCTTGTTCATTCACCCACTGCCGGGTGGCCCGCTTCGGGACCAGCTTCCAACCGGGCACTTCAACGCCCGCCTCCAACAGCGTCACCGCCAGTTCGCGGGCGTCCTTGATCCAGCCCTCCAGCAGCTCGATCTGACCGAGGGCCTCGACCAGACGGTCCACGTTGACCGCCTTGATGTTCTCGCGGCGGGCACGCTCGACGGCCCCGTTCACCAGCGGGCAGATCGACTTGGCGGCGCACCAGCGGCAGTGATCTCCTGCCGCCAACGGCGCGTCCGGTTGCTGGGCCTGCCGCACCGCCATGATCAGTTCCGCCTCGAAGCGGCGCACGCGGTCGAGGTCCGTCACCCAGCGCCGCACATGCGGCGGCTGCACGATGATCACCTCGACGCTCTCGACCCCCTCGAAGGCCCAGCGCGTCGCCTCGGTGCGAAGAGCGGCGGCGGTATAGAAGAGCGCCTGCGGGTTCTCCTCGGCCTCGACCGGTACGCCATCGCCAAACTTCCAGTCCAGCAGAATGCCGCGATTGCCGATACGGCCAACAAGATCGGCGGAACCAAAAACGCCAGGCAGAGCATCGCCAAAGCCAACCACCTGCTCCACCGCGTATTCCAGTTGCCCATCGGGGTCGATCTCTTCCAGCGCCGCCAGCGCGGGCAACAGCTTGCTCTCCAGCCGGTCCTGCGTCAACTCGATGCCGTTGTGCATCGTGCCGAGGAAGTCCTCCGGGCGCTTGTCCGTCTCAAGGATGGTGGCGATGACGTTGTGCAGCAGCGTGCCTTCATCGGCATAGCTGCTGGACGGCTTGGGCGGCACCTGCTGGACGAGCGCGACGCTGCCGGGGCAGTTGATCACGCGCTTCGCGGTCGAGCCGCCGACGATGGTTGAGTGTTGGGCCAAGTCTAGTCTCCTCTCCTGTGTTGAGCCCTCCTGTTACAAATTGTTTGTTGACCTGTCAAGAGATGTTTGATAGGTGAGGGGCATGCGTGAGAAAGAGATCGAGACGTACCTCTGCAAGACCGTCGAGCGGATCGGCGGCCAGGCGTTCAAGTTCACCTCGCCCATGAACCGAGGCGTGGCCGACCGGGTGGTGTGCCTGCCCAACGGCACGGTGTGGTTCATCGAGGTGAAGGCCCCCGACGGCAGGCTGACGGCGTTGCAGGAGCGGTTCGGCAGGCGCATGACGGATCTCAAGCAGAACTATGCAGTGCTCTACACGAAGGAGGAAGTGGACGAATGGTTTCGTATTATAACGAGATAGACCCCTACGCAGCCCAATGGTTGCGCAACCTGATCGCCAATAAACTGATCGCTGACGGAGATGTCGATGAAAGATCAATTCGGGACGTGGCTGCTGCGGACCTCCACGGTTACACCCAGTGCCACTTCTTCGCGGGTATCGGCGTCTGGTCCCATGCCCTCCGTCTTGCCGGATGGCCCGACGACCGGCCCGTCTGGACCGGCTCCTGCCCCTGCCAGCCGTTTAGTGCCGCCGGAAAAGGCAAAGGCTTCGAGGACGAGCGTCACCTCTGGCCCGCGTTTCACATGCTCATCAACGAGCGCCAGCCTCCAGTCGTCTTTGGAGAACAGGTTGCGAGCAAGGACGGCCTCGCTTGGCTCGACACTGTACATGCTGACCTTCAAGCATCGGGTTACGCCTGCGGGGCTGTCGATTGGTGCGCTGCGGGCGTCGGCGCCCCGCATATCCGCCAGCGCCTCTGGTTTGTTGGAGAAAGGCTGGACTACACCCCAGGCGCACGACACCTCAGGGCGCTCGCTGGGGCAGAAGGAGAAGCACGGGACGAAGCACGGCTGCGCCTGCCTGGTGAGGGACGCGGACCTAGCGGGCTGGGCGACGCCGACAGTACACGACACGAAGGGCACGGATTACAACCGATACACGGCAGCGGGGAAGGGCGAGGGCCGCTCGGGCGCGCTGCAGGATCAAGCGCAGCTGGCGGGCTGGGTCACGACGACGACGCGCGACTGGAAAGACAGCGGCGCGGACATCAGGCCGAGGGCGGATGGGACGGAGCGGCTGGATCAGTTGCCGAGGCAGGCGAACCTCGCGGGCTGGCCGACGCCGACCAAGGGGAACGCAGACGGTTCGCAGATGGCGAAGGACGCCAGCCCGACTGGTCGCAGGCCGGATGGCAGCAAGGCGACGGTGAGCCTCAATCAAGTGGCTCAACAAGCAGGCCCAGCCCGACTAACGGCCACTGGGGAGATGCTGACTGGCTCCACTGCCGGGATGGCCGCTGGCGGCCAGTTGAGCCCGGCACATTCCCGTTGGCTCATGGGGCTCCCGCCCGCGTGGGACGCCTGCGCGCCTACGGCAACGCCATCGTCCCGCAAGCAGCGGCAGAAGTGATCGGAGCCTACCTTGACGCTCGCCCTTAGGCCATATCAGAACCAAGCCGTAGACTTCATCTACGAGCGCGACCGCAGCATGGTCCTCGCCCCGGTGGGTGCTGGCAAGACGGCCATCACGCTGACCGCCATGCGCGAGTTCATGGTCAACGGCGTGGTCAAGCGGTGGCTGGTCGTCGCCCCCAAGCGGGTCTGCACCGACGTGTGGCCGGTCGAGGCCCCCAAGTGGGCACCAGACCTGACCATCGCCGTGGCGGTCGGCAGCGCGCAGAAGCGCCGCGCCGCCTTCGCGTCCGACGCCGCCGTGGTCGTGGTCAACTACGACGTGCTGGCCGTGGTGGGCGATGACTTCGCAAAGTTCGACGGCATCGTGTTCGATGAGCTGACCCGGCTCAAGAACCCGTCCGGCAAGCGGTTCAAGGCACTGCACAAGCACCTGGGCCGCTTCAACGTGCGGATCGGCCTCACGGGCTCGTTCACGTCGAACGGCCTCGAAGACGTGTTCGGGCAGTGCTTCGTGATCGACCAGTCGCTGCTGGGCCGCGCCAAAGGCGTGTTCATGCAGCAGTACTTCAACCTGATCAACCGCGAGTTCAACCAGTGGGAACCGCGCCCCAATGCGCTGGCCCAGGTCATGGCCCGCATCAAGCCCGCCACCTTCGTCCTTGAGCCGGGCGAGTACAAGGACACGCTCCCGCCGTGCCATGTCGTCGAGATGCGCTCCGACCTTGAGAACCGCGAGCCCTACGAGCGGATGAAGAAGGAGATGCTGATCGAACTGGAAGGGCAGGAGATCACCGCGCTGTCGGCTGCCGCGCTGACGACCAAGCTCCAGCAGCTAGCGGGCGGCTGGGCCTACGCAACGATCAACTGGCCCGACACGGGCCGGGGGCGCATGACGCAGAAGATCGCATCGTGGTACTCCTGGCACCGCTTCGAGATGCTGGACGAGATCCTCGAAGGCAACCAGCAGGACAACACCATCGTCGTCTACAACTTCGTCGAGGAACTGACGCAGCTCAAGAACCGTTACCCGCACGTTTGGACGCTGGATGATGGCGCCGACGTGATCGAGCGGTGGAACCGGGGCGAGATCCGGCTGCTGGCAGTCCACCCCAAGTCCGCCGGTCACGGGCTCAACCTCCAGCACGGCGGGTGCAAAATGGTGTTCCTGTCCCTGCCGTGGTCGCTGGAACTTTACGAGCAGACCATAGGCCGCATCCACCGCAGCGGCCAGACCCGCGACGTGTGGGTTTACGTCCTGCTCACCAACAACACCATCGACGAGCGCATTTGGGCCGCGCTTGCCGACAAGCGGTCCGTGTCCGATCTGGCCCTTGAGGAGTTGAAAGGATGAACTGGTTCGAACTCAACGCCGTGCTGCCCCTGCGCGACGAGCGCCAGGTGCTGAAGATGCTGGAGGACGAGGTGACGAAGCACAAGCGCACGTCGTTCATCGTTCGGCTGCACCAGCGATACACCATGCTGCGGGCGCAGCGCGAACGCAAGGAACTGCTGGAAAGGGCAGCGCAATGACTGACATCACCACCACACTGAACCGCATCCGGGCGCATGACCCCTGCCGCGAGGGCTGGAAGACACTGCTCAAGGGGCTGGGCAAAACCGCCGCCGATGACGAGCCGCTGCCGTTCGCCCGCATCGTCGAGATCAACGGCCTTGATGACGCACTCTGGTGCTGCCGCGCCGAGCCGCAGCACGCCCGCGAGTGGCGGCTCTTCGCTGTCTGGTGCGCGCGGCAGGTCCAGTACCTGATGAAGGACGAGCGGAGCATCGCCGCTCTGGATGTGGCCAAGCGCCACGCCAACGGGCAGGCGACCGATGAGGAACTAGCCGCCGCACGGGCCGCCGCAGAGGCCGCCGCACGGGACGCCGCACGGGCCGCAGGGGCCGCCGCACGGGCCGCCGCAGAGGCCGCCGCACGGGACGCCGCACGGGCCGCCGCAGAGGCCGCCGCACGGGACGCCG